TTTCGGGTCACTCTCTCTGTCGCTTGGCGACATGCCTTTCGGCAGGGAGTAACTCTCTACAAACGCTAGTGCTGGTTGCACTAGTATTAGTCCACTTTGGATCATAACCATGCCCACCCCAGCTATTGATTTTAACACGCACGAAAACTACACAGCACAAGGCCAGACCTTTAATAGGCTTGGACAACCTGCTGGTACCTTCGATTGCGATGTTAACTCCCGTAGCTGGGCTAAGTCGCGGCCTGCCTCTATCTCCACTAAACCGGAGAGAAAAGGTGTTCCGCGTGAAGTGACGCCTTGGCGTCACTCCTGGGGTTATGTGCAGTCTAGTCTGAACGCGATTAGCTTTCGAGCTAAAGACCCGAACGGACTGTTTGACAAGACCTACGACTACCCTCAAGGTGGTCTATGGTATCGTCCTACCTATTTCTCCACTATTCTCCCTGTTCCTAACAGCGTAATTAACCGCGCTATTATTAACATGTTGAAAAAGCTTCAGGATCAGAACGTCGATTTCGGCGTTTTCTTTGCTGAAGGCCGTGAAGCAATAGAGACTGTAACCTCCACAGCAAACCGGATAGCAAAAGAAGTTATGGCCTTTCGTAAGAAAGACCCTCGCTCCTGGGCTGCCGTTTTGCGCGCTGACGATCATCGCAGACGTCGTGGTACTTTACGTACTCGTACGAATGAGATGCCGTCGCAGTGGTTGGCGCTCCAATATGGATGGAAGCCTCTCATGCAAGACTGCCAGGGTGCTCTGAGTGCTGTTGATCACACTTGGAGCAAAACTGGCGGGATTGTTCGAGTTAAGGGTTTGGCCTCTACCACTTCTAGTGATAGTGTCCAGGTTACGCCACAAGGTCCCGTTACTCTTGGCCAGTCTTTACTGGTCGATCGGTTCTGGAAACTTACGTGTCGTATGTATGCATACTATCGTATGCGTAACCCTAAGCTCGCCGCACTATCAACGCTTGGTCTCATCAACCCTGCGCTGATCGTGTGGGAGAAGATTCCCTACAGCTTCGTAGTCGACTGGTTTATGCCTGTCGGCGATTGGTTAAACAGCCTTACGGCTGCTGCCGGTTATGATTTTATAACTGGTTGCCAATCTACTAGGTCTGTAGTAACTAGTATCAGCACGACTTGGGACCCCTGGCTCGTAAGTAACTACTATTACGTTTCCGGGGACCCCGCAAATGCCTATTCTTCCTATAAACTTGGTCGAATGGACAGAGTTGTGTTGACTTCTTCACCCGTTCCCGGACTCTACGTTAAGAGTCCTCTCTCCACGGTGCATTTGGCGAATGCCTTAGCACTCCTGCGTAATGCGTTCCGTAGATGACGGTCTGCTAGCGCTCCTTAAAGAGGTTGTTACATGGCAGCTCAAACTGCTTTGGTGTTGAACACCAAATCGTACGCGCCCCGGGGTAAGGACTCCGGCAATATCGCCAGTTGGGCTCTGGTCGGTGATACCACCTTCGGTGGTGCCACCTCCATTGTCTCTTCCAAAGTGGGTAACCCCACTCTGGCTGGCGTTACTGTCGTGACTTTCAAACTGAAAGTCCCGAAGGCCGCAACTGCGTCCAGCACGTGCGCATGCGAAGGCGAAGTGACTTCACAGGGTCTTCTCGACATTGTCGTGAAGGTTCCCAGTAATTTCACCGCGTCGGAGCGTGACGACTTCACCAAGCGTATCCAATCGCTTGTGGCGTCGGCTGTTTTCTCAGCCGCAACCACCAATCTCGAGGGCGCCTGGTAACCTTACCGGTTACTTAGAAGCAACTCGTTGTTGGTTGAATCCCACGTTCCTTTCCTAACGTAAATCCTAGGAGATCCGCAATGCGTAATAACTGTCACGAAGTTGAAGCGGTGGGCAACCAAGAAGATCCTTTCTTGTCTTCCTTTGTCCACTGAGGTGCGTCGTCAGCTTAAGTCTCTCGAAAGAGGGGCCCTGCTTGACCTTGTTAGCGCTAGTATAGACCCAACGTCATACTCGTGCCGCGATGAGTTTCTTACTGATTACTTTGCTGTCGAGTTTATGTCTAAATACGACTCTTTCGAGTTGGATCTAGACCGCTCTAAGCTAGCTTTCAGTAAGTTCTACGCATCAGAAGATAGCGTTCGTGCCGCGGACTTTCGTCTACGTCACGGGATCAAAGGACTGGTTATTACCAGCCCTCTCCACAGCATATTTCATGCCTGTAGAGCAAAAATTGATCGCATCCTCGGCCACTTTTCGTGGGACGAGGTTTATCGCTATACTTCTTTCGGCCCCGGAGCATCTGTTGATGTCCCCCGGCGGAGAAGCGACGCTTTTAACAAGTACGGTAAATCGAAACCGTCCGTGACACCGGCATCCCTTGATCTCGCGGTTGCTGCATTGCGCAGCAACCCCCTGTGGAGTGACTACCACAGGTCCATTTCTGGCGAGGACCCGTACAAATGGTTTACTATCGTCCGGGGTAACAAGGTTGTCACCGTTCCGAAGAGTGCCAAGATCGATCGCGTCATCGCCATCGAACCCATGATGAATATGTATATTCAGAAAGGGATCGGTAGCGTTTTGAGACGCCGTCTATCTACAGCTGGATGTGACCTGAATGACCAGACGATTAATCAACGTCTCTGTCGTGCAGGAAGCTCCAGTGGCATGCTTGCAACTATTGACCTCTCAAGCGCGAGTGATACTATCTCTCACGCCTGGATTGCCGATATGTTACCTGCACGCTGGTTAGAGGCTATCGAGTTAACTCGTAGCCCCTATGGCACTATGCCTGATGGTACAGAACTTCTGTACCGTAAGGTTAGCTCCATGGGCAATGGCTTCACGTTCGAGCTAGAAAGTCTCTTCTTTCTTTGTCTCGTCCGTGCGACTCTTGACTACATGGGGTTCTCCGGGTCACCGCACAGTGTCTACGGGGACGACATTGTCGTTCCCGTGTCCGCTGTTCCACTCCTAAAGGAAGTTTTCGAATTCGTTGGATTTTCATTCAACGATAAGAAATCCTTCTCTTCCGGGTGGTTCCGAGAGTCGTGTGGAAAACATTACTTCTCGGGCAGTGATGTCACCCCCTTCTATATTCGAAAGAAGATAGTTGGGGTCGAGCGGCTTGTGTGGCTTGCTAATAGCATCCGCGCCTTTTCCCACCGTATGGTGGGCCAGGGGTATGGCTGCGATCGCAGGCTCGAAGGTTTGTGGAATGATGTTTGTTCCATGATACCTTCCAAGCTACGTGACAAGATTCGTGGCCCATTGCTGATCAATGATCAGCAGTCTGACACTTGTCTTGGATCCACCTTTGACGAAGCATCCCCGGTCAGGGAACGCTTCGGCTTAGATGGATACGTTTTCGGCTCCTTACGGAGGCGTTACGTCACTAAACTCCATGATTCCATTCCATCAATGATTCGATGGTTTGACTATCATAGAGACTACGAGCGTCCACTTGGACGTGTGAGTATGACTCAGTATCCTTCTGAGTCATATAGGCTGGTTGTCTCGCGACAATCAGTCCGACGGTGGCAGGATTGTGGGCCGTGGTTGGAGTGGCTTTAGCCCCTCGAAACTAGAACTCGCAATCTCTTTCCTATAAACGTTATGGTGTAATTCCATAGCTGGTGGTCGGATCAACCTTCCTCCCTTGCGGGGGGGGTGGGACTTTCTGGTCCGCTGGGGTATGAGCTAG